ATGGATGGAATCTTGACTCCAGCTTGATCCGCGCACCAATTGACGAATGATCCGCACCATGGCAAGCCATCGGCTTTCATAAATTTGCCGTACTTGGTCAGATTGTCGCCTTCTTCAATCGTGCCGACTTCTGCCAGTGCTACTTCGACAAGTCGAGCAGCTGTGCCGATTGGATAGGTCATCCGAGTAAAAGCTTCGCTTGCTCTTCGGTGATGCCTAGTTGTGCGAGAAGAGCTGCAAGATCCGCAGCCTTTTGAGCTTCAGCTGCACTTGCCGCCGCCGCAGCTGAATGATCCGCTTCATATTGTGCTAGTTCTGCATCAGTCATTTCACGATCGATTACTTCATTTGTCTCAGCGTTGTGAATTCTTACCATTGGACGAGTTGATTTTGTCATTATTTTACTCCATAGATTAGACATGTTCCAGCGGAGAAAGTGCCGCCGGAATTTGACAAGACAATTTGATTGATGGCCGCCGTGCTGTTAAATCCGCCGCCGCCGATAAGCCCCTCATTATAAGAAACACCAACATAGTAGCCTTGTAATGCAAAAGATTTGAGAGTGGTCGCTGAAGCATAATTATTTATGTTTAATGAAATAAAATTATTAGCACTTGTACGTAGATATTGATCTACCAAAGAATTCAAAGTAATGTGTTCGTTATTGCTATTTCGTGTTGATGTTGTTCCATTGTTTGTGTACTGAGTAATGCTGTAAGTGTTATTGTTGCCTAAAGCATTAAAAGATAAACTGAAGTTACCATTGGCTGTGTTATTTGTTACGCCATAAATAAGAATTTGCAAATTGTTGTAACTTCCACTGATGCTGGAAATTGGCGTACTTGCGCCGCTTAGTGTTGTCGTGCTGAGTAAAGTCATGCTTCCGGCTGCAATTGTTGCCCATGCTGGCACTCCGCCAGAAACCGATAAGACTTGACCAGTCGTACCAATACCAAGACGCGCTTTCGCTGTGCTGGATGTGTAATAGTCCACGTCACCGGCTGTAGTTCCCGGAGACAACGCTTTCACGGTTGTGTCCACCGATGATCCAAGTGTGCGAATTGCAGACGCTCCATCTTTGACGAGTGCCGTATTGTCCGGCGTTGTCCATCCGTAGTTGGTCGTCGTTGCCATGTTTTCTCCTTATGTCTAGGCGACTATTGTCGCATTTTCCCAGTCTAAAGTCGGTGATATTGTGAGCCATGTCTCCGTAATTGGCACGTTTAACCATTTGAAAGCTTGCAAGCTGTAAGCGACTGGCGACAGATTTATTGTCAAAGTCAGTCGATTGTATGAAGTCGAAAATGTCCAGCCCTCGACGAATCCTTGGAATGTGCCGCCGATCATGTTCACCGGCAGATCGGTTATGTCCACCGGTAAGCCCATGAAGATTGAAAGCAAGTCATCGCGATCTACATCTGAGAGCTCTGGATTTGTTAGCTCATAGCTAAGAGTCTTAAAGATGTCGGATGGATAAGCTCGGAGCTCCAGATAGAAATTCGCTTGGCTGAGAGCGTCTGCGGAATTGTGCAAAGTGGTCGTGACGATATAGCCCTGTTGGCCGTAGGTTGCAATCGATGTCGCATCGCTGGCAGATTGTTCAGCTGACGATGTGGCGTTGTATTTGACTGTAACTGAGTTGCGAAGATCTCCGGTGCGACGTGCAACTGAGATTCCATTGGCCAGCGCGTCATTAGCTGAGAGCTCGCTGTATCCATTAGCTGCGAGATATTGGCTGCGATGTGTGCTGTCTGCATAGCAGATTCGACCTTGGCCGTCTTCGTATAAATAACCGAGACCAGATGTGGCAAGACCGGAGACGATATTGAGAGCTGTATTGCGTGATGATGAACGAGCTGCAAGCTCATAGTCGCCGGGTCGATCTATTTCACCGATGCCGGAATTCTCTGCATCTTCCCATGTTGTTGTCGGTGTGTAAGTCGCCCACGTCAAAGCCGGTGGCACTTCATCCCATGTGTTAAATAGAAGCGGCTCTAAGATGTCATAAATCTGGTCGCCATCATAATCTTTCGACAAGACTCCATCGACGAGAATTTTGGCCAGCTTGGCAAGTGCTCCCATAGCGATGATTTTGATGGATTGCGTGATCATTACTGATCCGGCACTCTTGACCGTCTGTGAAATGTCTGTGACGAAGCCGCCAAAGATTGGCACGAATGTGCCAGTGGAGTCTTTGACTTGAATTGCTATCTGGTCATTTAGATCCGCGGCAATAGTCACATTCTCGTCGAGATTGATAATCTCTACTGAGCAGTAGCCGGCAGCTGGCTGGACGTAGAAGTCAGTACGTCCGGACGTAATTGAAAGATTTGCCAGTGTTATGTCTGTGTAATCGATGCCGCCGATTGTGACCGACCAGACCGGAGACCAATTGCTCATCGGTCGTACGCGCCCACTGTGGAGCTAATACCGCCGCGAGCGAGTGAGTCTTGGAATACTTGCTCGACTGCTCTGGCTGCGCCCTCTGGATCGCCTACCACGCCCATATTGATCGTGACCATTGTCGCAGCTTCTCCACGACGGAATGATCCGACGTCGAATGTGCCAACGGATTCTTTCGCTGTCAGAGCGTTAGCTTGCTTCTCCAAGACTCTGAATTCTTTTGTCAGAGCATTTAGCTGCGCGGCTCCTGCGCTCTTACTGATCCCGCCGGTACTGACTAGAAATTGCAGCTCTGTGAATTCGTCTGAAATGTCTGTGAGTCGCTTGGCAAGATTGACCAAGCTTGTTGCGCCGGTTGGTGTTGATACACCTAGGCCGCCGCCGCCACCGCCGCCGCCACCGCCGCCGCCGCCACCGAATCCACCACCACCAGTTCCACCGGATGATCCGAGAATTGTGCCAGTGCTCATCTGATAATTGCCAAGAGCTCCGGTTTCAGTAGATCCACCACCATCGCCGCCAGCTTTATTCAGAAAGATGCCGGCTGCCGCGAATAGACCAATTGCGCCGGCGATACCGGCCGCAGCTGCTCCAAGTGAGACTCCGCCGGTTGCCGCAGCTGTAGCCACTGCCGCTCCGGCTGCCGCTGTACGCCAAGCGACGAAAGCCGAGACCAATCCTGAAATGACTGTGATGAATCCTGCAATTTTGGAAGCCACGAAGATGCCGGCGATGACTGTGCCGATGACTGTCAATTCTTCTTTGAGATCCACGATTGTCGAAATGATATTTCTAACTTTTTCGCCCCATGCAAAGAGATTTTTCTGTGATTCGTTCAAACTAGATTTCAAGCCATTGTTACCAGTCAAGCCAGCGATGAATCCATCGAGTGCCGGAATAAGAGTCTCCAGCACGAAAGTCGCAAGCTTTTCGGCAACCGGTAGCAGAGCCGCTCCAATAGCTTCTTTCGATTCTTCGATTGCAATTGACATCGATCTGAATCGAGCTTCGGCTGTCTTTGCTTGATTCTCTGAGAAATTTCCGTAAGTAGCTGTGAGATCTTTGACGATTTGATCATTGGATGCAGTCTTCAAATAATTCTCATCGAGACCAAGACCAAGCTTCTTCAAAGCTGTATTTGAACCTTCATTGGCTTTTGCGAGAGCGTTGGTCGTAGTTTCGAGTGACTTGCCACTTGCGGCACTTAGGTCAAGCGCAAGCGATAAGAGATCCTGCGCCTCTTGGACATCTCCGGTACTTCTCGCCAATCGAGCCAGAGCCGGACGAATCTCGTCATCGGTAACGGCGGCAGCGATGGAAGTCTTGGTCACATATTGATCGATGCTTGCTATCTGTTGAGCTGTTGCATCGGTGGTCGCTTTAATTGTATCTGTGAGCTTCTTTTGTGCAGCTTCATCCTGAGCCGCTGCTTTAACGGCTGAGACGGCGAATGCTGTGACGGCTGCTCCGGCGACTGCGAATGCGAGAGCTGCTTTCTTTCCGAAGTCTGCCGCGCGATCGCCGAAGCTTTGGACTTCAGACGTCGCGCTTTTGACTCCCTTTTTTAATTCATCGAGATCCGCGTCGAAAGTGATTTTGACTTTTGGAATTCCGGCCATTACGCGAGCCCCACTCTCTTCACGACGTCTTGAATGAGTTGGATATATTCTTTCGCAACTATTGGTGTGTAATAATCGACCGCCGGATTGATCCAGTAGCCGCCTTTCTTCGGAGCAGCTTTGAATCGGTTGGTGTATTTACGGCCGAGTGAATCTTCACCGGCGTGACCGCCGAATTCTGTGCCCCATAAAAGAGCTCCGGCAGAAGCTTGATTCTGACGCACTCTTGTCTTTCCATTCTTTGAAGTCTCGCCGCCGTACTTGCGACCGACTTTCTTTGATCCACCGACATCGACGCGAATGAGACGATCGCGTGGAGTCGAAATTGATTGTGCAACGAGACGAGTCTGTGGAGCTGGAGCCCCATGCGAGAACATGAGAAGCTGACCAGCTAGACGCTTTGACATCATCTGCGCTTGATCACGAATTTCATTCTGCGAATCTTTTGGCAAAGCTGAGAGAAGCTGGAAAAGCTGCTTGAGCTGGTACGGCTCGACTTGGATCGCGACGCGCCCTTGGCCGCTAGCTGTTGCCATTTCTCTTCTCCAGAATCTCGATTGCTGTGTGAACGTCTTCAGCTGTTTCGAATTCGCTCCGAGACTGACCTGTCGCGATGGCCAGTTCCCAGAGCAACCGATTTAAACTTCCGACGCTGTAGCTTTTGGGCTGGAGTCACCGACTTGAATGTCTGAGACGCCTTCTGCCCATGCTTCGAATGGCTTGACCGGCTTGCCAGCTGCTTCGCGCTTCATAGCGTGATAGGCCAGAAAGAGAAGATCTGCGACTCCGATCTTGTCTTGCGCTTGGCTGATGGTGTTGCCTGTCTTCTGCTCCCACTTCATCCACTCCGGTGGAGCGGCTGTGAAAGTAGATTCCTCGCCATTTTGATATTGAATTGTGATTGGTAGTTTCATTTCTTTGCTCCCGATTCTTTTTTATGAGAAGTTTTCTGTTGGTGTTCCCACCACTGTGAATGATAGCGATACTGTCTGCGCGCTTGGTGCTGCACCGCCGACGCTTGGAAATACCGGCATTACGTTGAACGTGAAGACCGCGCCAGTTGTAGCTGTGAGTGAACACGCTAAAACTGTATTCGGTGCAGTCTCGCAAGCTGTCCAGAGAGCTTCGCAGAGTGATGACGCGACGCCCCAGTCTGCAAGCATTTCGACATCGAAAGACCATTGATCATCGATGTGCTTGTATGCCTTGCCATCGAGTGTCTGATATGTGTCGATGGTTGGTGAGTTAGCGAGAACGGCGGATG